TACTGCAAACGTGTGGGCTACTACCCTACCGACATCACCGAGGGTGTGCGATGCTCGGCGAAGCTCCGCGGCTATCGCAAGTCAGCGCTTAGTAGCGAGGATGCCACGCGCTTCCTCGATAGTATAGAGACCAAGACCCTCACGGGCAAGCGTGACAAGTTAGCTGTGGCGATGATGTTGCTGCTCGGGCTCCGCACGTGCGAGCTGGAGCGCATCAACGTGTCGGACATCGGGGTGGCATACGACACCCGAGTGGTGAAGGTGCAGCGCAAGGGACGTCACGACAAGAGCGAGGCCGTAGCCCTCACGCCATACATCGACGAGCTACTGTGTGACTATATGTCTGAGCGCGAGGTCGAGGAGTGGGACGAACCACTCTTTATGTCGCGAAAAAAGCAGGGAGCGAGGTTACAACGTATGGCGATAAGTCATATGGTGCACCGCAGACTGCGTGACATCGGCATTGTAGACCCGAGGATAACCGCTCACAGCCTACGCCACACGTGCGCGTGTCTACTGCTTGCCGAGGGTGTGGAGATGGAGACGGTGCGCGATGTGCTTGGCCACACATCGACGAACACCACGCGCCTTTATGTGGCTGCGATGCAGTCGCAACTGCTTATTCGACACTCGCCCGCTCGACATATTGAGCGTGCTCTAAAACTATCGACACCAGTAAAAGCATCAGCAATGACTGAATAATTACTTGCTCATTAACTATTTAATTGATTATGTTAGAAATGTATTCACGACCAACAGCGCCACGGACACCTTTGTTAATATCGCCACACACGGCTGACAATCACAGCGTTACAACGCGCGAGGGGGATAGGGGGTCGGCAACTTTTTATGTTTGCCCTGACAATCGCCGCCCAAGCTTTTTATACACGCATCCAATTCAACAAGTTTTAGGGTAATGGCACGGCAGCGTTTACCGGATGCGGTTAAGGAAAAACGCGGCACTCTCCGTAAGTGTCGCAAGCAGGATTCTGTCGAGACTCCAGCCGTACGGTTGGTCGATGTGAAGGTGCCAGCGCGACTCAAGGGGGTAGCGAAGAAGACCTACGAGTTCGTCACTCGCCAGTGCTTTGCTATGGGGATCCTCGCCGAGGTGGATATTCATGCGTTAGAACTTTACTCGTTTGAGTATGCCGAGTTGATTAGATTGCAGGAGCAGCTTGCATCTGAGGGGTATACTGTAGACGAGTTGACGAAGAATGGCTGGGTTACAAAGGTCAACCCGTTGGAGAAGGTTGTGCGCAACAAGCTCGTAGCGGTCAATGCGCTCGGGTCACAGTTTGGATGGTCGCCGCTATCGAGGATGCGCCTGCGCTCGATGGTTGCAGAGGAGAAGAAAAAGGATGATTTTGGGGGGCTGATAGATGGCTAAACAACAACTACATAGAGCAGAGCAGTACGCGGCGGATGTACGCAGTGGTAAGATAACGGCTTGTCACTGGGTACAGCGTGCTGTGGAGCGCTACTACAACGACCTCGACAATGCGTTAGACAAGGGGTGGGTGTTCTCGCGTCAACACGCAGAGCGCGCCATCAACTTCATAGAGAAGCTCCGCCACGTGAAAGGTAAGTGGGCGGGTGAATATTTAAAACTTGAGGGCTGGCAAGTCTTCATCCTCTGGAACCTATTTGGCTGGCTGATGGCGGGGACGATGACTCGCAGATTTACAGAAGCCTACGTCGAGATAGCGCGTAAAAATGGCAAGTCAACATTCGCAGCGGCCATCGCCCTATACCTTGAGTTTGCCGATAAGGAGATGGGCGCCGAGGTCTACTCGGTTGCGACAACACGCGACCAAGCACGCATCTGCTTTAAGTATGCACAGGATATGGTACGCTTCAGCGACCTGCGCAACTATGCGCTCGTAACACGTGACGCCATCGCTTTTGAAAAGCTGGGTTGCACCTACAAGCCTCTATCGAGCGACGCTCGCAACCTCGACGGTTGCCACTCTCACGGTGTTATCGTCGACGAGTACCACGCGCACCGCACGGATGAGGTCTACGACGTTATGCAGACATCTATGGGTGCTCGACAGCAGCCCCTTATGCTCATTATCACCACCGCGGGATTGAACACCTCGGTGCCGTGCTTCGCATACCGCAAGACGATGTGTCAGGTACTCGATGGTGCACTGGAGGCCGACCGCAACTTCGCAATAATATACACCCTCGACGATGTCAGCGAGGTAGACGACCCCGCAATGTGGGTAAAAGCTAACCCCTGCTATGGTGTATCACTCTCCGAGGAGTGGCTATGCGACCAGTACGACAAGATGAAGCGCGAGCCGTCGAAGATAGCCAACATAATGACCAAGAGCTTCAACGTGTGGATGGATGCGCCGACGGTGTGGATACCCGACCGCGTGTGGTGTGAGAACAAGAGTGTGGTCCCGCAGGATGAACTACTCGGGTGTAAGTGTACCGGAGCGCTCGACCTTGCGGCCGTGAACGACTACTGCGCCTTTGTGTTGCAGTTTCGGGAACGTGGGCGCTATCAGTATCTGTGGCGCTTCTACATTCCCGAGGATAAGTACCGCCAGCGCTACGATATGCAGCGCGAGAATGCTAACATTGAGGAGTGGGTGCAGAAGGGGCTAATCACGATAACGCCCGGCAATGTCACCGACTACGACTACATCTTGGCGGACATCGCCAAGCTGGGCGAGATGTACGACATTGAGGTGGTAGCCTACGACCCGTGGAACGCCTCGTCGGTGGCGCCGAAGCTCGTAGATATGGGTGTGAACCTTCAGCCATTCACGCAGACGATAAGTAACTATGCTGCGCCGACCAAGGAGTTCGAGCGCATCGTCGGCCTCGGCATCGTAGACCATTATGACAACCCTGTGGCTCGATGGATGCTCGCTAATGTGGTCATCCGCGAGGATGTGAATGGAAACCGCCGCCCTGACAAGTCGAAGTCGAGTGAGAAGATCGACGGCATCGTAGCGGCGATAATGGCGCTCGGGCAGTCGATGTCCGATAGTGCAGAGCAAGCATCAGTATACACGCATCGCGGCATAATAGGCAGTGAGTACTTCGACGATGACGACAACGACAACTTAGACGATATAGATTGGAACGATGACGATGAGTAATGTCTCGGCCGCTGATAAAGATTTCATCAGCAGCCCCGCGGGATTTTTCGCCCGCTACGTAAAGAACAGAGCGTACTATCCGAAGTGTGAGGAGGCATACGAGTGTACCGAGCGGCAATATACTGCATTGATGGGAAAAAGAAAGTATAAGTCATACGACAGCTTTAGAAGCGCGCTATCGCAATTCTACAAGCGCCAGTAGTGCTGCCATCATAAGCTAACGCCGGGGGTGAGGCCACAAGCCTCTCCCTCGGCGTTGTGTTTTTATGCGCACTTATACACACAAAGTAAACAAAGGTGTGTCTGCAAGTGTAAAATGTTAATGACGTTAACAAAATCTGCTAAAGTGGTGCTCTAATTTTGTGCTAAAGAATTAGAGCAAATGGGCATATTATCTCGAATATTTAGCAATACGCAGCCATCGAATAGCTTGGTGCTCCCAGTGAGCATCACGAAGAGTGGCGATAGTCCTATCCTCGCGGGCGATGGCGCTATGCGTGTGCTGACCGTCTATGCGTGTGTGCGTCTTATTGCCGACACCATCGGCACCCTTCCTATTCACGTTAAGCGTCGCATGCCTGACGGTGCGCGCATCACCGTATACGACCATCCAGTTGCCCGCCTACTCAATAGGCCGTCGCCGCTGGTAGGGCGCATCGACCTCTTCCGCGCCATCATCACGGCCGAGGAGCTCCGCGGCAATGGCTATGGCTACATCGCGGCTCGCGATAAAAGGGGCTATCCGACACGTGTAGACTACTATAGCGCAGACGATGTGTCGATAATGGTGGGCGATAACGATGTGTTCTACCACATCGCACCCCTCGCTATAGATGCGCCATCGCGCGACATCATCCACTTCCGCGGTCATACGAAGGATGGCATAGAGGGCATAAGCCCTATATCGCTTCTACGTGACGATATTGAAAATTGTCACAACACGACACTTTTCAGCAAGGAACTCTATAAGCGCGATCTCCGCACGGCGGGCGTATTCGCGACAGATCAGAAGCTCAACGATGATGGCATTGCGCGTCTGTTTAAGGACTTAACCAAGATGCTCCGCAAGGCCAAGACATCTGGCACACCTATCATCCTCGAAGAGGGTCTTAAGTATACACCTATGACTCTTAGCCCGGAGGATGCGCAGTTTGTGTCGACAAAACTGCAGAGCATCGATCAGGTAGCCTCGGCATTCCGCGTGCCGCCACATAAGGTAGGCGACCTCACACGTGGCACCTATTCGAATAACGAGCAGGGCAATATCGAGTTCTATATCGACTGTATCCGACCGAAGATCGAACAACTCGAGGAGGAGCTCAATAATAAGCTATTCCTGGAAAGCGAGAAGGCTGAGTACTATGTCGACATCGACTTTCGCGGACTATTCAGGGCCGACACCGCCACCCGCAAGGACTGGTATAAAGAACTTTATTACATCGGCGTGTTCTCACCTAATGAGATACGCGCGCTTGAGGATATGCCACCATACGAGGGGGGCGACCAGCACTACGTGCCAGTGAATATGACGACACCAGCAAATATTGATAATCAAAATGGAAATGGAAAATCTAAATAATATCGAGTTGCGCCGATTGAGCGCAGCACCCGCGGAGTTCCGCGTCGAGAAGGTCGAGCGCGAGGATGGCGGTACAGACCGCTATGTCAGCGGCTATGCCGTTGTCTTCGAGCAATACTCAAAGCCTATATGGGATGAATGGGTGGAGATTATCTCGCGCGGGGCCTTCGCTAACACAGATATGAGCGACGTGGTGATGGTCGTAGACCACGCTCGCGATGTGCAGTCTATTCTTGCCCGCTCGCGCAATGGCGAGGGTACGCTCTCTATCACTATCGACGAGCACGGCGTAGCATTCCGCTTCCTCGTGCCAGATACGACGGTTGGCCGTGACATCGTGGCGCTCATCGAGCGTGGCGACATCTCGGAGTGCAGCTTCGCATTCTGGGTTAAAGAGGATAGATGGTCGTATGACATGGTGGTCGAAGGCAAGACCTACGATGTGCGCCGCATCGAGCAGGTCGCCAAGCTCGCAGACCTCTCTATCGTGGTCAATGGCCAGTATCCCCAGACGTCTGTCGAGGTGGACGAGCGAGCGCTGGCCGCCGCTCGACGAGCTAAGGATGAGCCTGAGCCTGAGCGCATGTCACTAAACCTCGCTAAGGCTATTGTAGAATCATTTTCTTAAACCCTATTATATCTATGAAGTTAAAGGAGTTATACGAGAAGCGCGCATCGCTCCAGGAGCAGATGCGAGCTATTACCGATGCGGCAGAGAAGCGCGCAGAGAAGAGTTTGACCAACGACGAAGAGGCCCAGCTCAAGGGGCTCGTCGAGGAGCGCTCGAAGCTCGACACGCAGATCAAGGCTGCTGAGATACTCGAGGCCGAAGACAAGCGTCAGGCCGAGGCCGCAGTGGCAGAGAAGCGAGGCAACGCGGAGAGCTCGGCAGAGAAGCGCGCCTTCTGCGACTATATGCGCAACGGCCACATCACCGAAGAGCAGCGTACAGCCATCACAACAGAGAATGGCGCAGTGATGATCCCCAAGGAGATCTCGCAGCGCATCATCCTCGGCCTGCAGGGCGCGTTTGAGTTGATGAATGGCGTAGACCTACGCATCACATCACACGCAAAGACCTTTGTCGAGCCCATCCTCTCGGGTGATATGACACTTAAGCGTATCACTGTGGGCGCTGCCAATGATGAGGGCGCCGCTACGTTCGAGGGCATCGAGATTAAGGCGTACGATTACCGCCTGCCTGTCATTCCCGTATCTATCACCCTTATGGAGGGCAGCGATGCCGACATCGAGGGTGCTATCGTAGCATTGCTCACTGAGCATATCGCGCGTGGTCTCACAAATCTCGCAACGACGGGTGGAACTGCTACCGATGGCGTACAGGCCATTGTACCCAAGGTGTCTGTGGCAACAGCGGCCTCGGCAACGGCTATTACCTATGCCGACCTCGTCGACCTCTTGGCGAAAGTCAAGTCACCACACAACGGCAAGGGGGTAGCGTCGTTTATGATGAACTCTACAACCCGCGCAGCGTTGATGAAGGTGCTCGACGAGCAGGGCAGACCTATCTTCATCGAGTCTCCTCGTGAGGGCGAGCCCGACAGAATCTTTGGCCGTACAGTCGTCATCAACGACGAGATGCCCGACATCGCAGCTGGTAAGGTACCCATCATCTTCGGCGACCTCAAAAAGTATGTCCTCCGCATCGTTCAGGGTGTGCGCGTGCGTGTATACCAGGAGGAGAAGTTCTACAAGGACAACTGCATTGGCGTGCAGGCATTCGTGTCTGCTGATGGCCAGCTTATCGCAAAGACTGGCAAGTACGAGCCTCTCGCAGGTCTCAAGATGAAGGCATCGTAATAGTTAATACCTCATAGATATGCTACGCTTAAGCTCGAAACAATATCCGGCTAACCTCATTAGCTATATCGTTCAGAAGCATCTTCGTGTAACGACGAAGGATGGCGAGTTGTACGATTACGCCATTCTGTGTGTAAAGAATGCAATATCGGCTGCAGAGGAGTATACGAATAGATGTATCTGCCAGGTGGATAGCATATACGAATGTGTCTCGGATGGCAGTAGGGAGATAGAACTCCCTATTGCCCCGTATCGGGAGTTAAGCGTAGTGTTCGTTGATGGGGTGGACCATACCGACGACGCGGAACTATACTCTACGGATAAGCGGGCCTATGTCATTCTACCTGATGCGCCCGCCGTTGGCGCAAAGGTAGGTGTGGCTGGATTAGTGGGCTATCGCGATATTGACGTGAAAGGCATTGGGAATACGGGGGAAGTTGAGCTTCCCTACAGGATTCCAGGCGCCATTATTCAGGCCATAATGCTAATGGCTGGGACCTTCTTCGAGAACTCAGCTGACGTCGTCGGAGGCTCTGTTAATGAGCTCCCGATGTCCGCAAAGTCATTGCTTAACCCCTATCGTATCTATCCGTATGGCGAATTATAACATAAAGGCATCGCTATACTTAGGCGGTGCGGTTGATGCTTATGGCAGTGCCGCGGCCGTGGGCTCCTTGTGGGGTGAAGTATGGTGTGAAGCGACATACTCGGGAGGCAGCCGCCGAACGCAGGCGGGGCGTCTTGTTGGCGAGCACCAGGTAGTGCTCACAACGCATTGGCGCCAAGGTATTGAGCAAGCCCGCTATGTAAACTTCGACGGGATGATACACCCGATAGTGGATGTTATCCCCGAGGGCAGGCGAAGACGAGTGCATATCATCACCTACGCAGACGACCAGAGCTATGGAACTTGATGTTGAGAATATCGGCAATCTGCAGCGTGATCTGAGCGCCATCTATGGCAAGCTCAATAAACGTGATCTCGCAAAGCTGATGAAGCCTGGTGCGAATGTGTTTCGCCAGGCCGTGAGGAGCAGAGCACCAGTGCGCAAGGGCGCGCTCAGAAGTGCCATACGTGTACGTACGGCGCGAGGCAAAAAGGATGCGCCAGGCGCAGCTGTAGATGTCTATTTTGCCAAGACGTACACTTCAAAGAAGGGCGTGAAGGGCAAGCCGTATTACGCGCTATTTGTGCATAACGGCACGCCTGAGCGCTTCCGCAAAAAGTCCAAGAGCTCTACGGGAAAGATGCGGCCCAACCCCTTTGTCTATGACGCCTTCGAGGCAGAAGTGCAACGTGTAGCAGATATGGTATTAGATAATATCGAGCGAGCCTTATGATAGAGTTAGTTGCAGCATTAAAGAAGATACTCCCGACATACACACTCCCAGCGCCAGCCGATGCGACAGCCCCTTACGCCGTATTCTCGGCAAGCGAGAGCGTGGTGCGCACAAAGAGCGGCATCGCTGGGTATGAGGGAACTATCAACCTCTCTATATATGCCCCGAATATGTTGATACTCGAGCGCGTAACTACGCAGGTTGTCGCGGCACTCGACGAAAAGACACTCGACGGCAAGACAATGTACATTGCTGACATCGATGTGACAGACTACCCAGATGTCGGCTTGATAGCGAAAGAGTTAACAATTAATACACTAAGATAGTATGAGTATATTAAAGGGTAGGGATCTCGTCGTATTGGTTGACGACGCTCCCGTGTTTCACGCGACACAACACCAGATTACACTGAACGCCGATTTCGAGGACTGGGAGACGAAAAGTTTAGAAGGCAAGCAGAAGACACTGACAGGGCATAGTGGTACTGTGCAGGTAGATGGGCTCGTAGCTACAGAGGTAGGAGATGGCGAGCACGGTGTCGATCAACTCTTAATACTCTTGAAAGACGGTGCTCCCGTAGCTCTTCTTTCGGAGCTACCAATGGGAACAAAAACCGATAAGCTCGCGACTATCAGCATTCCCAAGGCGTGGGCAACATCCGTATCTATGACTGGGCAGGTGGGGCAGAATACCACCTATTCTGCACAATTCGCATTCAACGACTTCGAGGTATAACTATGATAAGGTATCTAAATATCTCAGGTGAGCAGTGCCCCGCCGACTTCTCCATAATGACGCTGGCGAAATTGGCACAGCGATATGATGTCGACATCACTGGCCTCGGCGAGCTTTTGGCCAACCAGTCGACGCTCGAGGCGCAGATAAACCTCGTGGCAAATATCGCGGTTGAGGCCCTGAATGCTGGAGCGAAGCGCGAGGGTATCGACAAGCACTATAATGTCTACGACATCTATGACGCGCTGACAGTGGATATGTCACTCTCGCAAGAGGTAATCTCTGGATTCACATCTACATTCAAAGGCTCGGAGGTTTTTCCGAGGCCGTCGCTTTCGACGGCCAAGCCGAAAAAGGTGAAGGACGGCGAATAACACTCGAGCTGCTCTTGGCCGTAGGTGTCGGGATGATGGGGCTTGCACCCCACGACATCTACGACCTTGAGCTGGTAGAGTTCAATGCCGCATATGCAGGATGGCTGCGTGCACGCGAGCAGTCGATACGTAACGATTGGGAACGCACGCGGTGGAGCACAGCACGCCTCGCAGCCTGCTGGATAACGGACAAAAATACGAATATTATGGAGCTATTCCCGCTGCCGTGGGATAAGCCCGCGATGGGCGAGGTGGAGGTGATAACCGCCGAGGAGCGACAACGCAGAGTAGCTGAAATTGTCAAACGACATAAGAAGAAGCACGATGAGCAAGAAATTAGCGAGCCTGATAATTAGGATTGCCGCCGATGGTGCCGAGGCCGAAAAGACGTTGCGCACGCTCGAGAAGAGCGTGGGCGAGTTCGGCAAGAAGATGAAGAGCGTAGGTGATAGTATGTCGAAGTATATCACCGCACCTCTCACGGCACTTGCGGGGGTGTCGGTTGCGGCAGCCAACACGCAGCTTCAGGCTGAGGCTAAGTTGCTCACAGCTCTGAAGGGGCGTGAAGATGTGCAGCGCAAACTTATCGCTTCGGCGGCGGAACTCCAATCACGTAGCACCCTCGGCGACGAGGTAATTATCAACCAGCAAGCATACCTCGCTGCGCTTGGGCTCACCGAGCAGCAGATCACAGAGACAATAGAGGCTGCAGCACAGCTGTCTTATGCAACGGGTATGGAGCTCGAGGGTGCCGTGAAGAACCTCGCAAAGACATATAGCGGGCTCACTGGCGAGCTGGGCGAGAGTATCCCCGCACTAAAGGAGCTTACCGCCGAGGAGCTTAAGGCGGGTGCCGCCATCGAGTATGTCGGCACCAACTACAAGGGCTTTGCGGAGGCTGCCGCCACAACGGGTGCAGGCCCGATGATGCAGCTTAAAAATCAGCTCGGCGACCTGGCGGAACAGATTGGCATCGCCCTACTGCCCATCTTGCAAAAGCTAACGGAGTGGATGTCGGATATTGTATCGTGGTTGCAGACTCTCACGCCAGGAACTATGGAGTGGGTTGTAGGCATTGGCGCAGCGGTAGCGGCTCTCGGCCCGCTGCTGTCGTTAGTTGGCAGATTGACGACGATGGTACCTGCGCTACTTACATTTTTGGCAACGCCAGTTGGCGGTATTGTCGCGGGGTTTGCGGCAATAGCGGCAGCGATAATGAGCGTGGCTAATAGTACAGAGCAAGCTGAGAAGCGCGTGAGAGCATATCGCCAAAGCTTATATGAAGAGCGCAAGAGAGAGGCTTATAACACTGCTATGCATATGTATAATAGGCCTTCGGTTTCGGATGACGAGTTGCAGGCGCTCATTGCGGATTATAAGGCGATGCTTAATGCCGATGTTAACAGTTGGCAAATAGCGAATGGCGGCGGCTTGAATAAGGCACAAAAGGAAGCGCTATCGGTGCAGAAGGAGACTATCCGTGCCCTCGAGGACATTGTAGCGCTGCGCGCACGCGAGCGAGAGGATGCGGAGGCTATTGCCGAGGCTGCAAGGAAGCAAGCAGAAGAGGCTGCGCGCAAGGCCGAGGCCGAAAAGCAAGCGGCTTTGGCTGCATCGGTTAATAGATGGAGGGCCGAAAATGAGAATCTAATAACATCTGATGCCGCAAATCTATCGTCGCTCACCACTGTAAGCACCGAAGGGTTGGCCAAGGCGTATCGTGGCGATGTACTGCTTCGCATTCACTGGTTGCGCCAGTCGTTTCGCGATGCCGAGGAACAGGCGGGAGAGATCTCTGAAAGTGGAAAGCGGATACGTAGCTTGGTAGATGGTGCCTTTCATAGCATTGTAGTAGGTATAGGCGAGGGTATTGGGGACCTGCTGTCTGGCAAGGCTTTTAATCCGATAAAACTAATGCTCGAGGCTATCGGAAATATGCTGAAGCAGATCGGTACCACCATTATCACGTCGTCTACTATCTTCGCAAAGCTAAAGGCCGTAATCGGAAGTGTCGGTCTCGGATTGGCAGCGATACCAGTAGGTATGGTAGCCATAGCTGCTGGCCAGCTAATGCTGAACAAGGCTCAGACGATAAAGCTTGCGCAGGGGGGCTTGGCCTACGGGCCTACTCTTGCGGTCGTTGGCGACAATCCTGGAGCGACAACCGACCCCGAGGTTGTGGCGCCGCTATCGAAGCTACGCCAGTATATGGGTGGAATGCAACTTGAGCTCGTAGGCGGCGTACAGTTCGAGCTCCACGGCGATGCTGTGCGAGCCATCCTTAACCGAGAAAATGTACGAATAACACGTCGAGGATAATGGCATACGTAGTGCGATATAATATATTTTATCAGTCGCCGATGCGCGATAAAAAGGAGTGGCTGATAACCATAGAGGAGAAGGACTATGCAGGCAGTGAGGCTGCCGTGACACTGCGCTCAAAGGTGGATGGCTTCACGCTGCGTAGGGGTGCGCGCGATGCTGGCGAGCTGCAGCCTATAGTGGCAAGCGACCTCTCACTTCGTGTATTAGTGACGGATGACACTCCCGATCTGCGCAAGTTGTACAGCGACGACCCGTCCAAGTATCGCGTGCGCGTGTATCTGGTGCAAGGTATTCGCAGAACGACGATATGGCAAGGCTACCTATCGACAGGCCAGTACTCGCAGCCATTTGCAAACCCTCCATATACTGTTGACATAAATGCCACAGATGGGTTCGACATCTTGCGAAATACTCCCTTCGCAACGCCCAAGGGCGAGCGTTGGCAGGGGCTCGTTAACCTGAGAGAGCTGATATGGACGTTGACAGAGCCTCTATCTATGCCACTGAGGGCATCTATATGGGGGCTCGACAACGTATCGATAGAGCAAAGTGCCGTCACAGAAGCGCAGATAGGGCTCACATATGAGGGTATATATGCCAGTATGAGTGATGGCGATACCGACGCGCTACCATCGTACTACGATGTGTTGACAGCCGTGCTGCAGAATTTCGGGCTACAGATGCACCAAGGATATGGTGCGCTGTTCCGCGTGCGCCCAGTATTCGCATTAGCCTCAGCAGAACGCCCCGCCTGGTACGCTACATCACTCCCGGGTGTCTCTGAGCGTGCCGTGACACTCCCGCTTCTCGGGCCTGGAGACTATGGGCTGTCGACGTCGGCATTAATGACGATGCGCCCACCGTTAAAGGAGGTTCGCAGAGGAGATGCTGCCTCGTTAGATATGATGAACGTGGTGCTTAACTCGTATGTCGAGCCATCGGAGTGGGTGATTCAGCGAGGGGTCCCCGAGCCTAAGTATAGAGTGGAGTATCGCAAAGGGTATAATGGTATCCGCTTCGCATATTGCCGATACCAAAGGCCCTCGTCGCCAACTGACAGGACACAGTGGTGGGGGAAGGCGATAGATAGCGTTATTATGCCGTTATCTTGCACCTTGACGTTCTCGCTCGACCTTTACAATCTGACGAAGTCGTCGTTGCCACTGGGTGTCGTTATTATCGCGGTCGATGCCCAGAACTCATTAGCGTGGCTAAATGCTGGCGAAAACTATAGCTCAGCGATGACAGCGCCCAAGGGTACGTATATGTGGAGTGCTCAGCAGAAGAAGTGGTATGACGTAAGTGGCGATATGTACTGGACCGTATTATTCAGTGGTATAACTGGGTGCACTCTGGACCCGGCCCGAGTAGACACCCCAATGGGCGTGGATGTATATGTCGGCGAGCCTACGACTGTCGACATCGAGGTTAAAGATGTCCCCGATGGAGGTGCACTGATGCGCCTCGCAATGGTGATATTCGCCGACAGATATAAGGGAAGCTTCGAGATGGCAGCACCTCGAGTGAATGTGTCGTATACCGATGCCGATGCGGACGATGAGGAAGAAGAGGGCGTGGTTGTCAACGCCCCCGCAGAGGTAATCTCTATCAGCAGGTACGGTTCGGGCTCTGAAGAGATAACACAGCGATGGGGTGAACGAGGAGCCGTGCCCGCTTTGGGCGGCGCCCTATCGTCAGGGGTGGTTGATGTAGCGACAGGGAGGGTGATAGCTGGCTATCTATCTCCTGCTGACAGGTGCACACTGCCCGATATTATAGCGATGCGAATGCGACAATTCCGAGGGCGTGCCACGCAGACACTAGAGGGTGACATCTACAACGAGCAGCCCATAGACTTCGACACGACGTGGCTCGACGATGAAGGCAACTACTACTATGCTGCATATATCGAGGAGAATATTCGCCGTGGTATCAACTCTGTGCAGTTGCAGCAGCTCCCCTCCCGCACGCGCATAGATGAAGTGCCCACGACGTATACTATTTCCAGCCAACGTGTCGGCTTCGCCACATCTTTAATATACAAAGGGAGTGGAGAAATACGCCTATTCGACGTTGTGTCTAAAGAAACGAGTGTCATCGCTATTACCGACGGCGCGGGCGTGCAGCTGCGCAAGGGAATTAACGCGGTATGTGTCAGCGAGCCGAATGCAGGTGTCGGCAGTAGACTTACGGCGTACAACCCACAAGGCAAGCTGTTGAGTTGCATTGACGACATTGGAGCTGCTATAACCCTCTCAGATACCGCTGTCGAGAGTAAGACGATGGTTGCGAATGCAATGTATGACGCAGACATATCTATGTGGACGTTAATAGGCAATGTCGATGGCACTTCGGATAAGCTGCGTATATACGTCCTCGATAAATATGGAATACTGCAACGCGAAACGACGGTGAGCCACGGGCGTCTTGTCGGCCGTCCTGCACTGATGGCGGGGGGCTTTGCCTATTCGGCAATGCCGCTAACGTCTACCACAGCAACGCTATATTGGCACAACTACCTCACAGACGTGTGGCCGAACATTGCATTGGCACAGGAGAATACCGACTTGAAAGCGATAACAGATCACACTGTCATTGCCCAAGGCTCGGCTACGGGGGCGATTATCTCGGTACTGCCAAGAGAGGACACAACACTATCGGGTACAGTATACCCCTCGCGCGGGGAGTTCATCGCTGCAAATGACTACTACGTGCTGAGCAGAGAGAATACTACTACACTGCGCGTGTTCGTGCCATCGACGGGAGTGCTCGCCAGCCACGTGTGCTTGGGCACCAACCCGATGCTCGTGGGTGACAAAATTGTTTGGCAGGAGGCGGGTAAAATAATTATTAAAAACGCCCTCGCGGGGGACTTGTAAAATGGACTGGATAAGTGTAGCAGTAACGGTTATTACCTCGCTCGGCGGGTTCGAGTTTATCAAATGGGCGGTAACCCGTAAATATGGAAAACGCGTCGACGAGGCTACAGCGGATGATAGTGAGTTTGGCGTGCTACGCAAGCAAATTGAGTTCTTGCAAGAGCAGCTTCTGAAAAAAGAGGAGCGCTTCGCCTCCCAGACGGATGTCCTCCGCGCGACAACGGCGCGAGAGCTCGAGCTTACGCGCAAGGTGTCAGTACTGGAAACCGAGCGAGCCTTAAAGCTATGCGAGCGTAGAAATTGTGCAAGCCGAGAACCTCAAAGTGGATATTAGTATGACAAAGCAGAAAACACAGCCTCGCGGGCTGAGAAATAACAACCCCGGGAATATCAGGAATAATAACATTGCCTACCAGGGCGAGGTTCAACCATCGCAGGATGGAGCATTCAAAACATTCACGTCGATGGCTTATGGCTACCGAGCAATCTTCGTACTCTTACATACGTATCAGCGAAAGCACAACTTGAATACTATCGAGGCAATGATAGCACGATATGCCCCAGCGAACGAGAACCATACGCGCGCGTACATCGACGCCGTTGCTGAATGGTCTGGCGTACCAGCAACCGTGCGCGTAACGACGACGAACACAGAAATAATGGTGCCCATCGTCGCCGCAATGTCGCGTGTCGAGAATGGCGTGCCCGCCGTGATGGCCGACGTCGAATTGGGCTGGAGACTATTTATATCGGATTATCGAAACCATAGAATTTAAAGATATGAAATTCATTCACAACAACATCTTGCCGATGCGAGGCTTCGGCTTGATGAACATACTGGGGCTGGTGTTTAGCCGCAAGCCAATAGAGCAGATCACCTGCAAATCGAAGCGCCACGAAGGCACGCACGCCTATCAGCAGTATGAGCTGTTGGTGCTGGGCGCCATAGTAGCACTCATCCTATGCAACATCTATGCAAGTTGGTGGTACCTGCTTGCTCTGCCAATTGTGCCATTCGTCATATATGTGCTGGCATTCTTCGCGGAGCTTGTGCGCCCGCCATACCACAATGCCAAGGAGTTTTTTAAAGGCAAGCGTTTCCGCGATAAGGTTAAGGCTATACCCGCGTGGTTTACCAAGGTGTGGATGGATGCCTACAGAGATAATTGCTTCGAGCGCGAGGCTTATATGAATGACGATAACCCCGAGTATAACTCTACACGTTCTTGGTGCGCGTGGTGGAGGTATATTATTCCGTGCGAAGATAGAAGAGATGCGTAAAACGCTGTTCATAATAGTAGTTGGTTATTTAGTTGTTTGTGCTGGGTGCTGCCCCTGCCGTCAGGCGGGGACAGCCTCGGCCGTTGTCTACCGAGATAGTGTGTACGTCACACGCTACGATACGCTACGCATTGTGGAGCGTGATACGCTTGTTCTGTGTCCCTTGCCACCATCGCACGACGCTATAATTACCGAAGCGCAGTATTCGCAGTTAGAGAACGCCTATTGTTCCACCTTAGCAGAGATAGATGCAGAGGGCAGACTGCGCCACACCCTCGATGCGAAGGATAGCGCCTTGTTGCCAGTGCGCGTAGAGCGCGTAGAACACATCGTGCGTGATACGGTGGTTAGGTGGCATGTGGATAAGCGCACCGAGGTAAGTGTCAAGGAGGTGATAAAAGTTACCCGATGGCAGCGCACGCAGATAGTTGCGCTATGGGTATTGCTTGGCATCCTCGCGATTGTTTATCGCAAGAAGATATTGTCGCTCGCTAAACGTATTTTACCATAGATCTAATCTATCTTTACTGGGACTGGTAGTCCCGATATAGGGGGCATAAAGAAAGCCCCTGCTCTCTATTTGAAGTTGTCCGACATCTAATAGTAAAGGTGCATCCTCACCCAGCAGGGGCTTAACCCTAACGGTGACGGATGCACTTTTGATATGTCGGACGCACAAAGATAGATAAAAAATGAAAAATAACAAGCGTGTGCGCGAAAAATCTCAGCGCACTATAGATGATCACAATCAAGTACACCTAATTAATAATAAGTTAAGAGAAGAGTTCGGGCGCGTGTATCACGCAATCTCGCGTGGTGAAATATACAATATGATAGCCGAGCGCCTGTCTGATGGGAATAAATACTGCAACAAGAGGATAGCATATATCCTAAATCATACGAAGTTGGTATG